CCTTGTATACTATCTCTGAATGCTTCGTCCTCCGTAAAAGGGAACTGTCGTATTACCTCGTTTAACTCGGAATGGTCATTTCTTAACGAGTCTCGCTCATTTTTTAGGAAAGTCTTGGCTCCCATGTCTATAGGCTCACCATCTATACCCATCACTTCTTTTTCTGGGTCATCGATTACAGGGTTACCATAGATGTCAAAAAAACCTTCCAAAGCCTCGTAGGATGGTATGAATATTCTATACAAGCCTGATCGTGTACGACCATTCTTGTTTCTTTGATTTGGATTAGAGTCTGCCCATAAGTCCTTGTATTCTTTACCACCCTTGCTCATTGGATTTACAGTAGAGCCTACAATCGCTTTACCGATTACCTTACGACCTACAATGAGACAAGTTTTTTGAATCCTCCAAGCCTCTCGGATGTCCGTAGGTTTCTCCCACTTGCCTGCTTCATCAAGGTATAGGATGTGAAGTTTCTCACCATCGTATGCATTGTTCGTGGTGTTCTTCCAATTAATAATAGTGTTGAGTGCTTCGCCTGCTAGAGCAGTTTTATTCTTTTTGGTAATACGTTTTGCTGGTTCCCGGAAAGCTAATTCCATACGAGGGTTGGTGGTACCATCTTGAATGGGCTTGAAGAAGAATGGGTAAGATTTAAAAATAGGAACAACCTTCTTCATGAAGATATTCTCTTGGGCATCTTTACCCGTCTTGGATTGCAAACCAAGTAATTTTTCCTTTACCTGTGTCCCTTCATCGGTAAGGGTACACGCACTCATATTGGTGTATCCAGAACGTCTACACTTTGTATAGATTTGACCCAAGGATCGGGGGTCGAATTCACATGCCTTTTGGTGGATGAATAGTCTACGTTGAAACTCTAGGTAATAGGGATATCCGATATCGAGCTTTGACCATTGGAGCATCATATAATGTCTCCCGGTAATGTAGGTGGGCACACCATTGTTCATGAACCACACGCCATTGTTTCTTCTATGAAACTCTTCTTTGATATAGGGTAGATATCTAGAGCGGAACTCCTTCGGCATCTCCAACCACTCGTCCATAGAACGGATTCTAGATAACTCTTGAGGTAGTGCGATCCTAGTCCAACGCTGATCCTTTTTCGGTAGATCGTCAAATAGGATTCCCGATTTGGGAACTTTTGGTAGTTGGATGTATAGATCAGCAAGTTCAATTACTTCTCCTTCGGAATCATCCAAACATATGTTTATGACGGGTTCATCGTATCCCTTGATTTCCTTTAGTCCAGGCATTAAAATTATTTTTAGTAATTTACATTAAATTAACATTCAGCATTATGAAGAAATTACTAATCATCTTTCTATTAGCACTATCATCTTGTGCTACCCAAGGAGATTTTTGTTTAGATACTTGTTTGATAGATAACTGTGAAATCACGGCTGTCCACTCTCATGTTTGGTGATAACACTTAATACATCATTGTAGTATCTCGCTTTTATATATCCGGGACTCAAATATATTATTTGCTTACAATGAATGATAGCATCTTGTACACCTAGCTTTTTGACTAGGCGAAGTGCTTCTTGATCAGGTGACATCATTTTATTAGGAGCCTATCGATCTTTTCCTCGTCATAGTGACGAATTTTTTCTAAACGCATGTTCTCGATTTCACGAGCTTTTGCGTATTCTTCAGGTGTACTATCTGATCCAAGACGTGTGAACATCTCGGCGTTTCTTTTAAGTACACAATCAATTACCTCCTTTGCTGTAGGGTTGTCTCTATAACTCATAACGATTCTATAAAAGCTGCAATAGATATTAATATTCTTAACCAGATTCTTCTATATCTAGGTAGTGCTTTAAACTCTTTAGTACGATAAAGGTCTTCGAGTTCTTTTACGTCTTTAATGTTCATTTTTATTCCATTTATAGATTAAATAGCCGTTCCAAGAAAAAACGATTACTATTCCAATCACTATGTCAATCACGCTCGAATCCATAAAGCTCAAGGTCTCTTTTACACGCATCAATTATACGTGCGTAGTGGTCGCATTTCTTTGTGGTACGCAACATATTCTTGGTAGCATACCGAGCTATATTTACAATAGCCTCACGACCCTCGGTCGTTCTTTGGTGTTCGTAGTTAGTTTTCATTATATAAAAATTAATAATACTCTTCTATTTCCTTCATGAGGATCGACCTTGTGTTGTATGTCCGATGTGTGAGCGATCAGTTCGTACATATCTCGGTCAACCTTCCCCCACTTGTAATGGGTGTCTCCTCCTTCGAAGTCATCTGTTAATAGAACAGTAGCACCAACAGTACACCATTTCATATGACCTCTATTCCCTTTATCGACATGCCAGTCATGCCCCCTAGGTTCCTTCTCTACCCTCCAAAAAGATTTATCGCATATCTCCGTCTCGTAGTAATTACATAGGAAGTCCACTATTCTAGATACAGCCTCCGGGGTGTCTCTTCTTTTCAATAGTGTGTTAGAAACCTCTATTCCTAGAGATTCCGCCTCCTCCTCTGTGATTACATTCTTGACGGCTACCATCTTTTCCAATCTATATATCTAGCTAGTGTATAGCGTTTCATTTCTCTTTGGTGTTAAAGGTTGCGTTGTAGTAGTTTTCAAATCGTGGTTGTGGCACTTCATCCCAATCACCACCATCAGCGTAAACTTGTGACATCACCTCTTTCTCTTTCTCAAGCCCCTTTACCTCAATACTATTCATTAGTAATTCAAAAGCCCATATCATACCGTCATAATACTCTATGTCTTCGGGTACTGCGTGTTTTTTCTTAATTGTCTCATCTCGCCACCAAACTAATAGTTCGTAATGCTCTTGCATTGGTGTTAGTTTGTTCTCACTCATTTCTCTTTGGTGTTAAAGGTTTCTTCTTTGATTACAAAAACAGATACAGAAGTACCATCTATACTATATGCTCTGAATATTGTATAATTAACTCCATCAATCTCTACTAAATCAATTTTTAAACCATTGATATTCTCTGTAACTCTTGTTGAGTTTACAATTGGTCTTTGGGATACTTGTGATGTTGCACAAGATGCCATCATAATGGCAGATATGATTGTTAAGACTATATGTTTCATTGCTCTTTTGTTTTAAAGGTTTTTATTCAGATAAGGCAGTTCAACAAACTTCACATCAGCTTTGTCAATGACTAATCGCTTACCTCCTTTTAACTGAATATAGTATCTACTATCATCTCCAAATGTATCGTAATACATTGCATTTTCAAATGTGTGAATAGTGCCATCGTTGAACATCACACTAATGTCTACTGGGTGTAATTTCTCTTGTTTCATTTCTCTTTGGTGTTAAAGGTTAATCGCCACAACAATAAATGTCGCATGAATCTAAATAGCTGTTGTCTGGATTGCCTTTGGTTAGTGTACCAGTTTGGTACGCAGGCTTCTCTTCCTTACAAGACCAAGCCGTAGCTATCAGTAGTGCAAACACTAAATATCCAAACCACTTCATTCTTCTTCCTTTCTATGTTCTTCTATCGTCCACTTCAATTGAGCCAACTCAACAGTGGTCAAAGAGTTAATCATCTCTATCCTTTCTTGTAGAGCAGTAAATAGTTCACTTGTCTGTGGATCAGCATCAACTGTTCCCAAGGGCTTTCTGATCATGAACTCGATCTTCTTTTCGAGGGCGTTCATCATCTTCTTAACATCGTGCTTGTAAAGGGCTGTCCCTTTAAAATCATCCATAGCATCGAGTGATGCTTGATAAAGGACTAGTAGTTTTACTGCGTCCTGGAATACTTTGAAATCTTTTTCTCTTGACATAATTAATTGGTTAGCATTCATTAGCACAAGCCTCCATACACGCTTCGCAGCAATCGCACAAAGTCTTTATATCTTGCTCGTGTTTTTCTCTATATGGGCATGTGTGTTTGAAGTCCAAAGAACCACAACTACACATCCCCGTTGTTATCTTGTAAGTCATAATCGTCCCAATATAGGAAGACGTATCTAGGGTCTCTATTTAGAGAACCTTTCTGCGAATCCTCCTCCGTAATCTTTTTCTTCCGAGATTTCTCCACTGCTCTTCAAATCTTTTACCATTTGCTCTAGACGTTGTCTTTCAATGATCAGTTCCTTACAATCTACTGCCGTTTGCTTAATAGACTGTAGTTCGGCTTTCCTTTGGGTACCACCAAGTTCCGGGTCTATCGGTTTTCTGATCTCACCAATCATATTCTCGATAGCTACCTCCATGCTCTTCATGAGCTTCTCGGAAGCCTGGATTGTGGTGAATTCCTTTTTAGCCATAGATCAGTTCTAGATCAGACATCTTCATTCGCCAATACTTCTTCCCTTCAATCTCGATCTCGTAGTCCGAGTTTTTAGAAAAGCGCACCCGATCCCCCTTACGGAGTCCGTTCATCTTCATCTCATCCGTTAGCATCGTAACGATACCATCGGTGTTCTGCTCCTCTTCAAAAGTCACAATCTCTAATACGTCACTCTTAAGTTTTGACTCGGCAATGATTGGCTCGAGTAAAACCCAATTGCTCATAGGTAGAATTTCTCCCTCCTTATTCTTGTAAGCAAACGCTTGGGATTGATAAGGGTCTTCCGGGTGGTAACGCACCTGGTAGATATCATCATCCTCGTAAACAAACTTTTGATTGCTCTCCATCACGACATGATGATGGAAGTAGATGGTATCACCCTCCTCACATGGACAGGCATACTTTAGTGGAGTCTTTACAACCTCGCCCTCCATGACTCGGTTAGCAAACTCATCAAACTTGGTGATCAGTTTAAGCTCCTCGCCGTTCAATTTGAATGTATCCTTAAATCGCTTGGGCAAACGAATAAGGATAGTGGTCATTGTTCTCACTAGAAATTTAAATTATATTCAACTACAACGGGAAGGTCTTCAATGGTTTTCCAGAGCATAACTCCCTCGTCTGATGTTAAATATATTAAATATATTCTAATATTGTGAACAACTAGGAACTTTTCGTCAACAACTATACTGTCCACCTTCATGTTCCCCACTTTCATGCCTACATAGTAAGCCATAGCATCTTTTGGA